TGTAAGGACGGAAAAGAAAAGATCATTCGTTTTGGCGATGCCAACATGAAGATCAAGAAGTCGGATCCTAAACGACGCAAGTCTTTTCGCGCACGGCATGGATGTGATACGAAGAAGTTAGATAAACTATCGGCCCGTTACTGGTCGTGTAAGATGTGGTGACAGACTTGGACAAGAACGTGCAACTACTATTGGTCGGAACCTTCTTATCTCTTGCTTCAGCAGGTTTGATTTGGATGGTTTCCACTCTTATATCGGTGGACAAACGCACCGAGGTTATGGACGTTAAGATGGATCATGTGGTTCAAGCTATAAACGCTTTGACAGAAAGGCAGGCTTCTCTTGATAAGTCGTGGACAAATACCTTTTCAAATTACCAGGCCTCCAGAGGGAATCAGTAATGGCAGAGAAAAAGAAAAAACTCGACGCCTGCGCCAAGAAGGTGAAAGCTCGGTACAAGGTGTGGCCCAGCGCATACGCAAGCGGAGCGGTAGCCAAGTGCCGAAAAGTGGGGGCCGCAAACTGGGGCGAATCTTCTAAGAAGCGCAAGCGCCCTGTGAAAAAGAAACTAAAGGACGGCGGCTATATTGCTTACGGTTGCGGCGGAGTTACAGAGGGGCGTCGGAAAGAGACGAACAATTACTGATGGCTAAGAAAGAGAACTCACTGCGTAAATGGTTTTCTCAGAATGACGGGAAGGGTTGGGTTGACTGTAAGACAGGTAAATCTTGTGGACGCCAGAAGGGTGAGAAACGTAAAGGTTATCCAGCTTGCCGACCTACGATGTCGCAGTGTACGTCTGCTTCGAAAAAGAAAAAGTCTTCGAAGCGTATCAACTGGAAAGCCAATGGCGGTTTAGTAAGAGTGTTTTGAGAACCTTGAGGAGTATGTTATGAAGGATCTAAGTGGCGACGGCAAAGTGACCAAGAAGGATGTTCTGATTGGTCGCGGCGTTATTGAGAAGAAGAATGGCGGCATGCTGAACGGTTACATGGGCGGCGGCATGATCAAAAAAGGCTACAAGTACGGTGGCAAGGTCAAAGGTTACAATGCTGGCGGCTGCGTAATGGCTGGCCGTGGTGGATCGTTTAAAGGAAACAGCTGATGGCAACTTCAGGTTCAAGGGATTTCAACCTCGATGTAGGAGAGGTTATTGAAGAAGCGTATGAGCGGTGTGGGCTAGAGGTCCGCACGGGCTACGATGCTCGCACTGCCCGTAGATCCTTGAACTTGATGTTTGCGGAGTGGGCTAACCGGGGGCTCAACCTTTGGACAGTTAAGCAGGGCACGATCACTCTTACTCAGGGTCAAGCTCAGGAGACTTTGCTGGACGATGTGGTAGATCTTCTGGATGTTGTAGTACGTCGAGATGGCACAGACTTTGAGGTTGAGCGGATCAGCCGTGGCGAGTATGCAACTCTTCCGAACAAGACGACCCAAGGCCGTACCAGCCAGTACTGGTTGAACCGTCAGGTTGATCCTGTAATTAATCTTTGGGCGGTTCCGGAGAATTCTACGGATCAGTTGATCTACTACTATGTCCGTAGGATCGAGGATGCAGATTCGTTGGTTGACACGACGGACATGCCCTTCCGGTTTTTCCCTTGCATGGTGGCAGGTCTTGCCTACTACATGGCGATGAAACGTGCGCCGGAGCGTGTTCAGCTTTTGAAGACGGTGTACGAAGAAGAGTTTCAACGTGCGGCAGATGAGGACCAAGGTCGGACTCCTTTGAAGTTGCAACCTAGTTTGAGTTACTTGAGGGTATAATGGCATACGCTAGTGGCAAAAATGCTTGGGGTATATCAGATCGGTCAGGTCGCCGTTACCGTCTTCGTGAGATGAAGGTGGAGTGGACGGGAGCTAAAGTTGGTCCGGATGAGTTTGAGACCAAGCATCCCCAGCTATACCCACCTAAAGCATATCCAGACCCACAAGCGTTGCGTGATCCTCGCCCGGAGACGGGTCTAGCCGAGCAGCGGGCGATACAGACTGGCTGGAATCCCGTGGGTTTCGCTGCTATCCCAGGTATTAGTCCTCCCAACAACTTGGTCGCTCAAGGCTCAGTTGGAACAGTAACGGTGGTGACAACATGAGTTTTACATACGGACAGCTAAAGCAAGCTATTCAAGATTATACAGAGAATGACGAGACATCCTTTGTAAACAATATTCCTTTGTTTATCCGGCAGGCGGAGGAAAATATATTAAAAAATGTTCAGTTGAGCTTGTTTCGTAAAAACTCGACTGCTTTTACAACCGCGGGAAATCCTTATTTAGCTGTACCTCCAGATTTTTTGGCCCCGTTCTCACTTAGTGTACGAGCGGGAAACAACGATAAGTTTTTTGTTGAGTTCAAGGATCCTAGTTTTCTTCAGACATATACGCCTGACGACAGCACCGTAGGAGAGCCACGCTATTATGGGGTATTTGACGTTGATAATTTTCTTCTAGCTCCGACGCCAAACGCGCCTGACGGCTTGGGAACAAACTATACAGCAGAGCTTCATTATTATTATCGTCCGTTAAGTTTGACGACGTTGCCCGA